CAGGGCTGCCTTTATGCCTAGGTCATAGTTATCTGTGTAAAGGTCTAGCTCTAGTAGATCGCAACGTATGGTTGTCTCTTGGCGGCTGGCCACGTAGGCAAGGGCATAATCTAGGGCCACGGCTGTAGTCTGCATGAGCAGATTTTGTTGGTTATAGCTGTGGATAAAGTACTTGGCAATACTTGTAGCATTGGTAGCAGTCTGTGTGGCAAGGCCTGTAGCTGTAATGCTGGCTGAGTTGAATATCAGCGTATCATCTAGCTTCCATACAGCGTTGCTATAGGCAATATCTGTGCCATCATCATTGAATACTGTAGGCGTATTGGCCACTGAGCTAACAGTTACCGTACGATCTTGAAATACAAACGAGCCTGAGGCATTGACATAGAGCGCCCCGTACTCACTCGTAGTTACGGTCTGCATCGCTGCTAGCGCCGTACGAGCAGTGCCAGGGTCTGCCTGCATAGTTGTAAGGCCTGCATCTACATCGCGCATAGTTGCTGGCCAAGCTATCTGATCTAAAATTTCATTGATGCGTGTGCCACTTAGGTCACCTGCCGTTGCACCTGTCACCGTAGAAATCTGTGCATTTTGTGCAAGGCGTAAGGCATCTACTGCCGTAATAGTTGTATAAGCCAATTCACCTGCATTACGTGGTGTCACCGTGTTATAGCCAGTAATGAAGCCGCTAAAAATTGGATAGGTAACGCCGTCATAGGTAGCTGTTATCTGCACCTTACGCATCGGGCTAAGCAGGTTGTAATAAGGCCCTGCCGTATTCTGTGGGTTGAAATCTCCATTTTCATCAACGATACGTAGGCTCATCGTGCCAGTCTGGAATACATCGCTAGCTGCGTTACGGCCTCGACTAGTTGAGATAGTGTCCACTTGGTTAGATACGTCCACGATAACGGCGGCTGTATCTGCAAATACGTTAGTGCCTAATATGCCTTGGTCAATAATCATGGCCTGTGCAAATGCAGGCCCTGTACTAAAGTTGATAATCGCGTTGATTACTGGAATTGTCATAATGCGACCAGACCGCCAGTCTTGAATTGTGACCAGCCTCTAGCGTTGATTTCTTGTAGGGCTTGCTGCACTACATCTACCACGCCCTGCTCATTAGTAATCGTGCCAGCGCTTACAGTCACATTGGCTACAAATTGATTAGCCATACCCTGAGGTTGATATGTACCGCTAATAGCATTGAATACCTCAGCACTGCCACCTGCAATAGTTGTAGGCAGGTTGGTTGGACCCATGCCTAGTGTTGGACCTATAAAGCCAGGCTCACCAGGGCTGACAGTTGTAGGCAGTGGAAAGTTGTAACCTTTGAGTAAAGCCTGAGTGCCGTAAGCAAACTTATACAGCTCTGATGCAGCCAAATAAACTGAGTCATTTAGAGCATTTAGAGATTTAGCCGCTGCTTCGTTTTGCTCCACTATCGCTATCTTGGCCCTGATTCGAGCCTTTTCTTCCTCACTTGTAGCTGTAGCTAGAGCTGCATAAAGTCCTATACGTTCAAGGTCAAATTTAGCCGATAGTTTATCTAGCTCAGTCTTGGCCTTTACTGATGCTGTATTAGCCTTGAAAGCTGTAGTGTTTTTATTGATGGCATCTCTTGCTTTTTTATCAGCAATAGCAGCCAAGCCTCGACCTGCAGGGCTAGCTGATCTATTGCTTGAAGTCTTTATATCAGTGAGGGTAAGGCCTTTTCTAAGGTCAAAGCCAAATTCCTTACCCTTAGTCAATTCACCTAAAGTCAACGCCCCAGTAGATAACTTGAATATGTTAGTAGCGTTTTTTATGAAGTCATCAAATTTAGCAATCGCTTTATCTATATCGCCATTACCTGCTAGTTGTGCGAAACTATCAACGAGCGCACCGCCTATGGTTTCACTAGCTCGCTGAGCCGCTGCATCTATTTTAGCTAACTTACCTGAGATGGTATCGGCAGCTAAAGCCGCTTGGCCGCTACTTACTTGTGCAATTCTAGCCAGTACATCATCAAAGCTAGCAGCCGCTAATTCTGCTTTGGTAAATCCTAAACCGTATTTTATCAAGCCACGGGTATTGCCAGCAAATGCTTTCCCAAGATCGGCAGAAACGGTAAGTACATCTTTACCGCTTTGCGCACTTAAATCTAAGCTAGTACGTAGTAAATCCTGCGCTAGTTTGTAATCAGATGTTTGAGTCAATAGCCTTTGATAGGCAGGCCTTAGTAGATCATCTACTACGCCAAATTGCTTTTCAAGGCTATCAATAAAGCTAGCAACATCAGTAGCTGCATAACTTAGGCCTAGATTCTTTAGAGTCCCTGCTAATACTCGTGCTGCCTTATCATCGGCTGCAAATGCCTTTACGGCCTGCTGTGAATAACGCGCTAGGGTTCGCGCTCCAAATGCTAAGCCAAACGCGCCTGCAAGGTTTCTTACACTTTTAGTAAGTGTTGTCGTAGCGCTTTCTGCTTTAGCAAATGCTTTTTTGCCTGTAAATTCGGTGGCTATATCAATCTTAATTGCAGCATCAGCAGCCATTAGTTATACCCCACAGCCTTATAGAATTTATCTCGTGCATCTTGTATAGATTTAAGTACCGCGGCGTTAGTCTTTCCGCCGTCCTCTTTCCATGCACGGAATATGGCACGGCCTTTGAATTTACGGCTTGGCCTGCCTTTGTTGCCTAAAGTGCGAGCATCTACAATATCGCCGTATTGATTGATGGCTTCAATAAACATATTGCCTGCACCTGGGTTATTACTGCGTGACTTTGTTTTATCACTGCCTCTAATCATTTTGCCAAAGTTTGCATTAGTAGGAGCTACTACGCGCACCATTTCATTTTGCGCACGGCCATTAGGATTTACACGGCCTGCAGTCTCATAAATTGTTCCTGCCGCACTTGCATTTACAACACGTGCCAGGGATCGCCAGCCTTGGCGGTTAGGCTTACTAGGTGTGGTCTTGTATCCAATACCGCGTTTAGCATCGCTGCTACTCCACTGCGGAAATCTGCCAGTCACCGACGGCTTACCCCAGTTAGATAGCGGCGCTGTAGATGGAATATAGCCGCGTGCCTTTTGTGTGACAGGTCTAAGCAATAGCCCTAATTGTTTTTGAGTCTCTTTAGCTAGATCAGGTGTAAATTTTTTGAGCGCTTTACGTAACTCAATGCCGCCCTTTACGCTTGCTGGCATTTCGCACCTCTTTCGCTCTATCGCCTAACACTTGTAGTACTGCCTTGAACATACGTTCATCCATCGCTAGCACCTGATCGGGGCTAATCTTTAGCTCAACGGCTAACTGGGCAACCAGGTAAGTAAAGCTGCCCCGATCTATGCTTTTGGGTCTGCATCATCTAACACCTCAACAGCTATAAGCGTTGCAAGGAAATCATCGCCAAATGGCGGTATCACCTCAGTACGCATTAGCGCGTTGTGTGCCAGCCAGTAAATATCGCTCTGACGTTCATGCTCGCGTATCTGCTTTTGTATGCCTTGACCTGCATACTTTTCGAACGCATACTCCACTACTGGAGTTATCGAAACAATTACCTCGCCGCTTGCCCTTACGATCTTTAGCCGCGCCATTTCTTAGCTCCTAGTTAAATGAGCCAGTAGTTGCGTATGCAACAGTTGAGGTACAGGTAAAGGTCATGCTGGATGAGGCATAATCTGCAGGTCCACCTGAACCAACAGGTGTGAGGTTATTAATCAGGATTGAAACTGTGTACAACGGGTTAGTTGCACTAATAACCGTAGCTGAGGCTGCGCGTACTGGCACTATCAATGCAGTAACGCTTGTGCCATACGCTGCTTGTAATGTTGCTTGAACCTTGGCCGCGGCCCAGTCATTGAGGAAATCAACAGCCAGTGTGCTGGACTCTAGGCCCTTGCTAAATTGGTGAGCAGTTGCGCCCATTACTGTTGTCTCGACCTCATCGAAAGTTTGTGTAAGTGTGATTGAAGTGATGTACTCACTTAAATCAACCGTGGCAATTTTCAGGCCAACATTATTATCTAAATAGATTGCCATTTACTTATTCCTCATCTTTCTTTTTAGTGGGTGTAACGTCAGGTGCTGCAAGTCCTAATTTCTTTAGAACCTCTAGATCGGCTTCGGTTGGGTACGGCATGTTTAGCTCCAAGTTGTTAGTACGGATAGTTGGAAAGATGCAGTGAGCAATGATCCGCTAGCAACGTCTAAGACCGACGGCGCGGTTATTGCACTGATGTTATAGGTCAGGCCTGATACTAATAATTTTTGGAATACTGCAACGATTGTGTCCTCAATGCCTGCAAGGTTCCCCTGTGAATCAAACATAGGCACGGTCATAATGATATTAAAATTGGCTTTAGGGTTTAGATTCTGTGAGTTATTACTTGGCTCAATGTATGGATCACTGGGAGCGACTACTACCGAGTTGGCTAAAATTGTCTCAGGTGGAAAGCTGAACACACTCCACACACCTGCATTAGTAAGCGCCGTTGCGATAGTGCCGCGTAGCGTGGTCAGGGCCGCCGTCATTACCCCACCATGGCCGACGGGTTGAGATACGGGGCTATAAGGCCGCGCACCTTGCTAATCATTGAGTTACCCATACGGTACGGGCTAGGACTAAAGCCATCTACAGATACGCCGCCTGTCTGGCTTACCTGGCGTGCCTGCCAAATATCTACAGCTAGACACATAGCAGCCTCGCGCACAGCCCCTGTTGTCGCATATGAGGCAGTCTTTGTGTCAGTACCTACGCCACGGCCATAAGGCAATACACGACGGAAATTTTGATTATCAGCGACCTTGGCATATTGAATAAAGCTATAGCCCTGTGGATACTGCCAGTAATTGAGCTGCATATTGAAAGCAGGCAATATGTTTGCAGTACCTGTACTCCATGGCAGTGTTGCAGTAATTGTAAATGCGCCATTGAAAGTTGAACCAGCCCCTGAGATCGTTACCGATTCCCCTGTAGTAAATATCCCAGGGCTGGCCAACATTACTGTAGCTACGTTAGATACTAACGCTGTCCCAACTACAGGTACGGAATCAAACCAAAGATAGCTATTGAGTAAGTCCTCGGCAGTCTGACAACACTCCTCAACAGTTGAATCCGAGTAGAGCGTACCGATGCCTAGGTTAGATCGTAACTCGGCCATAGTTACATACGTTGCTGGCATTTCGGTACTCCTTACTCTAGGTAGGTAGGGCCAAGGGCTAAGGCCCTACCCACTATTAGGGTTATTGCTTAGGTGAAGTTGTAACGGATGATTCCCTTAGGCATCTTGGCAATAGTTGCCATGTAGCCATAGATCGCAACCTGAACCTGCAAGTTAGATACAACATTTACAGACATGTAAGCCTGTGGGCTTTGGTACACAGTAAATGCCTCAGGTGCAAGAATAATTGCGCTGTCATCTACAACAGTTGTAGCTGCAAAATTCTTATCAACATAGAGATCAAGGCCAAGCACGTTACCGCGAATTGAGCCAGGTTGTGTGAGCCCGCCTGCGTTCATTGGCATGCTGGCCGAATAAATTGGTCTCCCCGTAGTATCGGAAGCCCCGAGTAGAAGTTGCCATTGTGCGCCATTAGCGATGTAGTTATTTGCATAGTAGCCAGTTGCCTCATAAACAAGACGTGCAGCCTCTGATGTATAACCAATAATTCCTGCTGATGTTGCAGCTTGTGCAGTTGTTGCAACAGTACCCGCAGTAACCAAGGCCGCATTAACAGTGGTATCTAAGGTTTTTAGGTACGCGTTTTGAAGTTGTGCTGTCAATTCACTAAAGAAATTGCCATCACCATATCCGCGCTCTAAAAGCTCGATGCTGATTGTGTTCATACCTGAATACTTTGAAACTGTACCTGTAAGATATTCAGTAACCATACCTGTGTTTTGTACAGCGCCTGCTTCTGCCTCAACAGTTACAACAGGTGCAACACCTGATTGGCCGCCTGCAGATGTAACGAGTGATGGCACGTTGATTGTCATACCGTTTGCTGGCAATACGCCACGTGAGCATGCATCAATAGATGGAGTGCCAAAGCGTGTGTTAGTTGGAAATTCTGAAAGGTACTGAGTCGGATTAAAACCTGGATTCGTGCTGAAACTGTCATCAGCTGCGGTTACGTAAAGACGTGAATCGTCATTACCTAGTGCTGCCTTGATTTTGTGTTCAGTGTATGAACCCATGTTGATAATAGGAGTACGCACGGTCTGGCTGTTAAGTACTGATGGACGGATAATTGGGCGAGCTGCTTCTACTGTAGGTGCAGCTTCCTCGGCTTCGGGTGTTGCGATTTCGGGAGCTGTAGTCACAGCGGCCTCGCTTTCGGTTTCGGTTGTTGGGTTTGTTTCTTCTACTGCTTCGCTTTCGCTAGCAGCAATTTTTTGCACGGCGGCTGAGGTAAATGCAGGGCTTTCGACCAGGCTTACCTCTTTGAGTACTGCCGCCGTCACCAGGAGATAATCTTTTTGTGGCTTTGATGCTGTAACTTCAACACCAACGGATAAGCCACTCATAAGTTGTTCCTGGGCTAGCAAAATTGCATCAGTACCGCGTGAGCTTGCACTTACTTTGAAACTTGCGTACATGCCTGATTTATCAGATCGCATTGACTGCATGCGACCTATTGGCTTTGTATTGTCGTGAGACATTAAAAGCTTCACACCTGTTACATCAGGTATTGCAATACTGCCCTCAGCAAATACCACAGCGCCTGCGCTTGTGTTTCCTACTTCACCGTATGGCGCGATTTTGCCAGCAATAATGCGGCGCTCTGTATCGCTCGCTTCAATGTTGCTACTAAATGTTAAGATCACTTGTACCCACTCCTTCACTTAGGCCCATAGGGCTTAGTTGTTCCATAGATTGCGCTTGCTGTAAATCAATTAAGCCAAGGTTGAGCATCTTTTCGATTGCATCCAAACGCGCTGCAGTATCTGCACGTAGGAAAGTCTCATCTATTGCAAAGCGCACTACGTTGCCATGCGCTGTTATATCGTCCATGCTCAAACGGTTTTCAATAGCAGAAATAAATGGCTGTAAGGAGTAGGCCACAAACTCCTTACGGCCATCTAAGATATTTTGATACGTCATGCTGTTATTCATGTCTGCGCTAATGTAATACGCTGGCACGTTCATAAGGCGTGCTATTTCTGTTGCTAAGTATTGTGATGCCTCGTTATACATCATGTCTTTAGGGCTAAAGCCAACATTTTGTATTTCAAGAGTGCTAGTCAAATATGCAGTAGATCGTGATGCACGTGCAGCTTTCCATGCAGCTAGTAGGCCGCTTACTTGTGCCTCAGGTAAATCAGCGCCATTATTTTTTAGCACAGTAGTAGCCATTGGAGTAGCTGCACTTACTGATGCAGCTTTACAAATATCTAAAGCGGCTTGAATAGTACGGCCACCGACTTCTAACACACCTGGCAATAAGGATTGGAAAGTTACGAGTGAGCCAATACCCGACATAGGAGTGCGCTCACCGTTGATTGAATAAAATTCAACTTGATCGCCATACTGATTAGTTGTAACAGTAACGCGGCTATTAGATACCCACTCAAAGCCTGATGGACGGCCATCGTCGGCATAAAGTGATGTAACGCGCCAATATGCAACGCCGTAAAATAGTAATGAATCTACTGTGTAGGCAATAGTTACGCTACGTGGTTGGCGTATATCTGGCTGATCTAACCACAGTGGAGACTCTAGCTCTACTCCTGTAGATTTTTTATACAGCTCTAAATCAATACTTGATATAACACCTGCGATTAAGTTACGGCATCGCATAACACTTGGCACTTGTAGCGCCGTGTTGCGATCCATACCCATGCCAAAATTAGATAGCCCTGAGTTGAAGCTATAAACGCCAGCACCGTAGCCAGTATTCATAATTGCAGGTGCTAGTTGTGCCTCTACGTTAGTAGATTTGAGTCCTAGAGTCTGCAGTAATCCCATGGCGCGATTTTTTCATTTTGTCAAGCATATTTCAGGTTATAGCTCGGCGTGTCGCTAGGCGTATATTTTTGCCTCATTCATTGGCTTAGATAGGTGCAGCGAAAGCATAGCTGCGCCAATAGGCGCTGCCACTGATCCGCTAGATTTTTTTCTG